GGAATGATCGGGTGATCAGCATAGACACCGCCACCCTTCAGGAATTTGAACTTGATTCAGATTTCTGGGGTTCCAATGCCGATTATGAGCGGGAATTGATTGGTGATACCAGTTTGACCCGCCGCTTGTATGCCCGTCAGCTTTGCGGCCTATATAACCCGAACCGGTATAAAGCATTTCGGGAACTGGTGGAAAGCACGGAAGATCGCTTAATTGTGTTCTATAACTTCACAGAGGAAATGGAACGCATGAAGGGAATTGTGAAGGCCATGAACCGCCCCATATCCATCCAATCTGGTGAAGTCAAGGATTTGGGGGCCTATAACTTCCATTCCAATTCTGTGACCTTCATTCAGTATCAAGCTGGGGCCAGAGGGGGCAACTTCCAAAAGGCCAATAAGATCATTTATTTCAGTCTCCCAGAAAGTTGGGAACTGTGGGAGCAGAGCCAAAAGCGGATTCACCGTATGGGACAGGAACGGTCATGCTTCTATTACTGGATGATTTGCCCCGGCACCGTGGAAGAAAGTATTTTTTCCACTTTGCAAATGAGAAAGGATTACAACGATGAACTGTTTAGAAAATACGAAGAAGGCCACCCAGAGGGCTAAACGGAACCAGTGGTTCCGCAGAATGTTCACCGTGGCCCTTCTGATGGGGTTGGTGGTTGGTTTCTTCCTTGGCCGCTTTACGGCCCATGCTTTCGGCAGAACCGAACACCAAGCGGCCCTTGAATTCGGGCTTCAATACCATGATGTTTATTTGAAAGAGGGTGCAGACAATGACCAAATGTGAAAATCCGTGTCCTTATGGCAAGTTTAATGAGTGTTGCTACTTCTGCCCGGATCGGGCTTCCTGTGCTGACGCTTGCCTGGAAAGCCCAGAGAAATGCAAACAGGCCATTTTCGATGAAGAAGCAGGGCTTCAGGCTTTCCAGCAATCCCAGCTTGCCACCCTGAACGCTATTGCTTCCCTGACCGCCCATAAGAAGGCCATTGAGGATCAGGAAAAGACCATGAAAGCGGCCCTGTATGAAGCAATGGTGAAGTTCGGCGTGGATAAGTTTGAATCCGATGTTCTGAACCTTACCCTTGTGAAGCCCACCAATGCCACCAGCATTAATTCCGCCAAGCTGAAGAAGAAATACCCGGACATTGCTTCCGAGTGTTCCAAGACCACCGCCAAGGCCGGTTATGTGAAGATCACCCTGAAAGGGGGTAAGTCATGAGTTGCCGGGGCTTTGAACCTGTTTGCACCAATAATGAACTTCGGAAGTATTTCAGCGCCAAGGGCCTGACCTATGACAGCATTGATGAAGGTGATATTTTGATCCTTTGTATGATGCTTCAGAAGGAATTGAAGAAATCCAATAAAGCCGGTGAAACTTCCGTCACCATGACTTTGAGCAAACGGGTTGATATGAAGAAGGCCACCAACGGCCACATTACCGAATGTTACATCTACATGAACGCCCACTATTTCACCCGGCGTGAATGTATCAGCTTCAACCGGGATGGGTGGATTGGCTTTGCTGGATGGGCCGATGATGGCAACACTAACCCGTTGCGCCGTGCCTTCCTTGCATGGTGTGACTATTTGGCGGAAGGTGGTGAAGCCGATGGCAAGGGATGAATTTTGGGATGCCCTGAAGGAACACGCCCACCGGAACCACCAAGAACGGGTTGCCAAGAACCCTGACCGGATCGCCTATGCCATTCAGCAATTTGAAGCCCACAGGATTGAATATCAGTTGAAGAACCAGCAGACCGGCCACTTCCATTGCTGGCGGAAGTCTGATGATCGCCTGTTTCAGTTCTACGTTGGCACCGGCAAAATTCAGGGCCTTCAGACCCGTGGAATTCACAACCTGATCAAGATATTGGAGGGGTGAAGCCTTGGATGATTATTAAATGGCACCCATGCCCCGGCCATCCCCACTATCAAATCAACCGCTTGGCCCAAGTTCGTTCGGTGAAAACCGGGAAATTGTTAAAACCTTATGACGATGGTTCCGGTTATCTTCGGGTGAAACTGGATGGTGAGAATTGCCGGTTACATATCCTTGTGGCGCTGGCCTTCATTCCAAACCCAGAGAACAAGCCGGTGGTGAATCATAAACACGGTAAAAAGCATGATTGCCGGGCTTCGCAACTGGAATGGGCCACCATTTCAGAGAACACAAAACACGCTTGGGATCATGGATTGATTCAACGGGGGGGTGAAAAATCGTGGCCGGTGAAAAGAACTTTGAAACCCGCCTGAAAAAGTGGCTGGAAAGTGAAGGGATTTATCCCTTGGGTGAACCAGTTGACCGAATGGGAACCCCGCCCTGTGGGTATTGGGAAAAGCGTTGGGGCGGCGGAAGGTATGTGAAAAGTGGCCTCCCTGATATGAAGATTGTGGTGAAGGGGATCACCCTTGAAGTTGAACTGAAAGCCACCAACGGCACCCCTTCAGAACTTCAGAAGCGCAATCTGGCTCAAATCAATAATTCCGGTTGCTTTGGCTTCATCCTGTACCCGGAAGGCTTTGAAACCTTCAAAAAAATTGTGAAAGGGGTGAAACAATGCGAGTTTCCCACAGCCGGGTTGATCTCTTTAATAAATGCCCATACCGATACCGCTTGCGATATGTGGAAGGGCTGAACACCATCCCGGACACTGAACCAGATAATGCCTTGATTCTTGGCACCGCACTGCATACCGGTATTGAAGAAGGGGTTGAACAGGCCCTTGACTTTTATCAATCCAGCTTCCCCATTCTGACGGATGATCACATTCATGAAATGATGAAGCTGGAAGCCATGATCTCAAAGGCAAAGGCCATTTTACCACTGGGCGGCACATTTGAACTTCCTATTGGGGATTCTGATTTCACCGGCTTCATGGATTACTTGGTTCCTGTTGATTTGGATTTGACCGGAAAAGATGAAATCTGTGATCGTTGTCAGGAGTGGAAAAGGTGTGATGATTCGTATTCCGGGCATTGCCCTTACGGAAAATTCACAATCCCTTCGGAAAACACTTTTGATCTGTATGACTTCAAGTATTCCAATAACGGTAAAAGCTATTCCGTTTCCGGTCAGCTTCACGAATACAAGTATTGGTATGAACTGACCCACCCCGGCCAACGGATCAGGAATATGTATTTCCTGATTGTCCCCAAGGTGAAGATCAGGCAGAAGAAAACGGAAACCCTAATGCAATTTCGGGATAGGCTACAAGAAGCCTTGAAAGATGCTGAACCAACGCTATTGCCGGTTCAGTATGACCCTATGAAGATTGTGGACTTCCTGACCGATGTGAAGCACATGGTTGAAACCACAGACTTTCCCAAGAACCCAAACCATTTTTGCGGATGGTGTGAGTATGAAGAATATTGTCAGAAAGGATGGGATTATATGTTACTTCCCAAGAATGAACGCCGTGGCCTGAACGCCACCAAAAAGAAGGTTGTGTGGCTTTACGGCGCACCCTTCAGCGGCAAAACCTTCTTTGCCAATCAGTTTCCCGATCCCTTGATGCTGAACACGGATGGCAACATCAAGTTTGTGGATGCCCCCTATATCGCAATCCGGGACACGGTGACGGTGGAAGGCCGGTTGACCAAACGCAAGCTGGCCTATGAAGTGTTCGTGGAAACCGTCGCCGAACTGGAAAAGAAGCAGAATGACTTCAAAACCATTGCGGTTGATTTGCTGGAAGATGTGTATGAATCTTGCCGGGTTTATATCTGTGACCGTCAAGGCTGGAAGCATGAATCGGATGATTCCTTCCGGGCATGGGATATGGTCAGAAGTGAGTTCTTGAACACCTTGAAGCGGCTTGTCAGTCTTGATTATGAAAACATCATCCTGATCAGCCATGAGGACAGAAGCCGGGACCTGACCCGCAAGGGCGGCGATAAGATCAGTTCTATCAAGCCTAACCTTCAGGATAAGATGGCAAACAAGGTGGCCGGTATGGTTGATCTGGTGGCCCGTATCGTGGCCGATGACAACGAACGGGTTCTGTCTTTCAAGACTTCTGAAGTGATCTTCGGCGGTGGCCGTTTGACCGTTCATAACAAGGAAATCCCGCTGGATTATGATGCCTTCTGTGAAGTCTATGAGGAAGCCAACAGCAAGGCCGTAGGAGCTTTGAAGCGTGGCGGCAATACACCAGCTACCCCCGCCCCCGAAACGGCTGACAGCGGCGAACAGCGGCCCAGCAGACGGGGCAGAAAGCCCAAGGCAGAAGAAGCCCCGGCCCCTGATCCTGAAGGGGTTGATGATGCTGAAAGGGCGGCGGCTGGTGATCCTGAAGGCACATGGACACCGGGCGGCGGTGAAACGGATGATTCCGCCCCTGTGGAACAGACGGAACCCGACACCATCAACCTTCCCAAATGCCCGGACGCTGAACGCATTTTTGCCCAACATGAGGAAAACCCGGAAATCCCCCTTTGCCCGTCTATTGATGCCGGCCACAGATGCCATAAGGAAGGCGGCCCCGATGGTTGCCCCCCTGTGGGATCGACCCAAGGCAGAGGAACCCGCACCCAAGATGGATGTGAACCCGCCCCGGCGCACCCGGAAGAAGCGTGAAGAATGATAAGTAGTAAAAAAAAAGCCCATGCCTGTGCGGAAACCCTTGATAACATCAAGGGGAAGAAAAGCAATCATGGGTATCTGTGAAAGGGATGATTCTATTGGCTGAAACGCTGATGATTGCCGGGAAGCCTGAAACCATCTTCACGGCCCGTGATTTTGAATATCTGGTTGAAAAACACATGGGCTATGAAGCGGCCAAGTATTTCCGGGAATACGCTGAAAAAGCTGATGAAGAAGTCAGAGCGGCCAAGGCTGGTGAAAACACAGACCTTGCTTCCTATGAAGCTGACCTTGAAAGCAACTACAGAGCCTTTCAGGACATTTAGGCGGAAGCCGCAGTTATTACGGGTGTTCTTAATGAAAAGCGGATAAACCGTGAGAAGATTGCCCATGCAGTCAGGGAAATTGGAAAAATCCTTTCCAACCAACTATAAAAACAACATCTTTGGAGGTAAAAAACTATGGCTATTGATTTTGATAAGATTGATCGTTCCGTTGATCTGAAGGGCCTTCAGGCCGATGTGGAGGATGCCATGAAGCACGGCGGCGGTGATTTCCCCGCCATCCCCGCTGACAATTATGAAGTGAAGTTGGAAACCATGGAGATCAAAGGCACCAAGGCCGACCCTAACCGCCCTATGCTGGCGGTGTCTTTTAAGATTCTGCACGGTGACTACAAGAACCAGCGCCTTTTCATGAACCGGGTTCTGTACGGCACCAAGAACGATAAAAATATGATCGCTTCCGCTGTGGGATTCTTGAAGAAACTGGATTCCGGGATCCCCGTCAGCTTCTCCACCTACAAGCAGTTTGCCCAGCTTGTCCTTGATATTGCGGAAGCCATTGATGGGAAGTTGGAGTATGCCGTGGATTACGATGATACCCGCTTCAACTCCATCATCATTAATGAAGTTTTTGAAGTTGAGGATTGAAAACCGGGATTTTATACCCAATCCGAGCACAAATAGTGCTTTTGAACCTTAACTTTCAAAAAGGCCGGGGCGCTTGCCCCGGTTGGCCCCAAGGTGAAGCCTTCCCGTGGCGGGGCTGTTTTCACTGATTCACTAAGTATATTCAAAAAGTGGGTGACAAGATGATCTTCTATGATTTTGAGGTTTTCGCTTATGATTGGCTGGTTGTCCTGATCGACTTGAACGCCAAACAGGAAACCGTGATCATCAATGACCCTGACAAACTAAAGGGCTTCTATGAGAGCCACAAGGAAACCATTTGGGCTGGGTATAATAGCCGCCATTATGACCAATTCATTTTGAAAGGTATCTTGTGCGGCTTCAGCCCAAAGAAGGTGAATGACTGGATCATTGTTGAGGGTAAGCCCGGTTACAGATTTTCCAGCCTGTTCAGGGATTTTCCGGTGATCAACTATGATGTGATGCCCAATCCGCCCATCAGCCTGAAGGCGCTGGAAGCGTTTATGGGCCATTCCATCAAAGAAACTTCTGTTCCCTTCGACATTGACCGCCCATTGACAGAAGCGGAGCTGGCCGAAACAGTCAAATATTGCCGCCATGATGTGGAAGAAACCGTGGAAGTATGGGTTCGCAATATTGCGGAGTTTAACACCACAATGTTCTTTGTAAATCACTTTCATCTTGGAAGTAATTCTATTGGGAAAACCAAAGCCCAGCTTGCGGCAGAAATTTTGGGTGGAAACGGTAAAGGGAAAACCTTTGATGATGAATTTGATTTCCCGATTCTGGATTGCTTGCGGCTGAAGAAATATCGGTTTGTGGCCGACTGGTACAAGAACCCGGTCAATCACAACTATGGCAAAGCGCAAGAAAATATAACCGTTGCTGGTGTTCCGCATACCTTCGCTTGGGGCGGTGGGCATGGGGCTATTCCGAAATATCACGCCCACGGTATTTTCTTGGTGATTGATGTTACTGCCTACTATCCATCTTTGCAAAAGCAATTCAAAATTGGGTATCGGGTGATGGATAACCCTGAAAACTTTGAGTTCATCCATGACAGCAATATTGCTTTCAAGCGCAAGGGGGATAAAAAGGCCCGTCAGCCCTTCAAAATCATGGACAACGCTATTTCAGGGCAGATGAAGCAACCGCAATCGGCGCTTTATGATCCTATGAGTAACAACACCATTTGTATCAACGGCCAACTTCTACTTCTGGATTTGGTTGAACACCTTGAACCCTATTGCAAACTTGTTCAGAACAACACGGATGGTATCATTGTCCAGCTTGCGGATTATGACCGGGATTTTGAAAAGATTGATGATGTGGTTTGGGAATGGGAGCAAAGAACCGGAATGAAGATGGACTTTGATACTTTCATGGGTGACATTTACCAAAAAGATGTAAACAACTATTTTTTGGTTGACCGAGAAACCGGGGCGGTCAAAGCCAAGGGCGCTTATGTAAAAAAACTGTCTGATCTGGACTATGACCTTCCTATTGTCAACTGGGCCATTAGTGAATACTTTGCCCACAAGACTACACCAGAAGAAACCATTATGGGGTGTGGGGATTTGCGAGATTTCCAAAAGGTTGTAAAAGTTTCCAGCAAATATGAATGTGCGCTTTATTCCCCTGTTATCACTATGGAGAAAATCAGGGATGAAAAGGGCCGTTCAAAAACTGTGAAAAGGTTCAGTGGAGGTGAAGTTCAGACTGATAAAACATTCCGTGTGTTCGCTTCTACTGACCGAAGCAAAGGCGGATTGTTCAAAGTGTCTGGTAAGGTTATAAGGGGGCGCAAGAAAAACCCTGAAAAATTCGGGAACACCCCAGAACATTGCTTCATTAGCAATGATGATGTTACAAATATTCCTGTTCCTGATGAACTGGACAGGCAATATTACATTGATTTGGCGTGGAAGCGCCTAAAAGATTATGGAGTTGACCGGGAAAAGGGGGGGATTTGAACCATGCAACTGAAGGACTTGACCGGACAACCAAAGGAAGGTGATCAAATGAAATCACCGCTTTTTCGTGGCTATGTTCCGACCAGAAACAAACAATGCCTTGAAAAGTTCAAAGGCGTTGAAAAACTGAAAACCCGTTCTGAAGTCCAAGACCTTGATGAATACGCCGGTATTCTTGGGGAAGAAACCATTCTGATTGATGTGGATGATGCGGGAACATCTGAACTTCTGTTCAGAATGGTTCAGGATTTAGAACTGAAATGCCGGGTATATGCCACCATACGGGGAAAGCATTTCTATTTCAAGAACCCTGAAGGGCTTGTTGAAAAAGGATGGACAAAACAGCTTTTAGCCGTAGGGATCGAAACGGATGCCAAGGTTGGCCGAAACAACAGCTATGCTATTATGCGGTTCAATGGTTCGGATCGCCCCATTATTTGGGATTGCCCGGAAGAAGAAATTCAAGACCTTCCAAAATGGCTGACCCCGGTAAAAACCAACATGAAGTTCTTGGATATGAGAGCCGGGGACGGGCGGAATCAAGCCCTGTTTAACTACATTCTGACCCTTCAAAGCGAGGATTTCACCAAGGAAGAAGCCCGTGAAACTATCCGCATGATCAACCGGTATGTGCTGGAAGATCCCCTTTCTGACCGGGAACTTGAAACTATCCTTCGGGATGATGCCTTTCAGAAACCGGTGTTTTTCAAAGGTTCCACCTTCTTGTTTGATAAATTTGCAACCTATCTGAAGAACAACAACCATATTGTGAAAATCAACAACCAGCTTCACATTTACAAAGATGGAATTTATGTTCCCGGCCATGCGGAAATTGAATCCCAAATGATCAAGCACATTCCCCATTTGAAACGGGCCAACCGTTCTGAAGTTTTGGCCTATCTTGAAATTATGATTGAGGGAGAAGCCAAAACCACCAACCCCAATGTGATTGCCTTCAGCAATGGCCTTTATAACATCAAAGATGGTTCATTTAAGGATTTCACGCCTGAAATTGTGATCACCAATAAAATACCGTGGGCGTATAATCCCGCCGCCCACAATGAACTTCTGAATTATACATTAAACCGGCTGGCCTGTAACGATCCCGAAGTTCGGGCCTTGCTGGAAGAAATGGTGGGCTATTGCTTATACCGACGTAATGAGTTGGGTAAGGCATTCATCCTGATTGGCGATAAGAGCAACGGCAAATCCACCTTCCTTCATGTGGTCAAAAATATGTTGGGGGATCGGAACATTGCTTCACTTGACCTGAAAGAACTTGGGGACAGGTTCAAGACCGCTGAACTCTTCGGTAAGCTGGCGAACATCGGTGATGATATTGGGGATGAATTCATTGCTAATGCCTCTGTATTTCGCAAATTGGTAACAGGCGAACGGGTGAATGTGGAACGGAAAGGCCAAGATCCCTTTGAATTCAATAATTATTCCAAATTCCTGTTTAGTGCCAATGTAATCCCCCGGATGAAGGACAAGACCGGAGCCGTTCAAAGGCGCTTGGTGATTGTCCCCTTCGATGCCAAGTTCACCCCCCATGATGCAGATTTCCGCCCGTTCATCAAAGATGAACTATGTGAACAAAGTTCAATGGAATATCTGATTTTGTTGGGGCTTCAGGGGGTAAAACGGGTACTTGGGAACGCCCAATTTACCACTTCCACCAGAGTTCAAGGGCAGTTGGATGAATACGAGCAGAACAACAACCCCATTATTGGGTTCATTCAGGAACTTGGCCTTGATGGAATTGTCAACGAAACTACTAAAACGGTTTACAGAAAATACAAGGAATATTGCATTGCAAATAATTTCCAAGCACTTTCCAATATTGAATTTTCACGGCAAATTACCAAACGTTGTGGCTTGATCGTTGTAGACAAGTGGATCACCCGGCTTGGGAAATGTCGTGTGTTTGTGGAAGGTGGTGATGGAGAGTGAGAAATCAAAATAGTATGTTCACCACCTTGGGCGCTTCCAATCACGCCTTGGAGGAACGGGAACGGAATGATTATTATGCCACCGATCCAAGGGCCGTGGAAATGCTATTGGAACCGGAACAGTTTGCCCCGGTGATTTGGGAACCGGCCTGTGGTGAAGGTCACATTTCCAAGGTGCTTCAGGCCCACGGTTATGAAGTCATTTCCACCGATCTTGTTTATCGTGGGTTTGGTGATCCTGAACCGCTGGACTTCCTAAAAGAAACCTTGGATGGTTTTGAAGGGGATATTATTACAAATCCGCCGTATTCCGTTGGGCTTGAATTTGTTCAACGGGCGCTTGAAAGTATCAGGCCCGGTGGGAAAGTGGCAATGTTCCTGAAGGTACAGTTCTTGGAGGGACAAAAACGGGGAGCCTTTTTCAAAGATACCCCCCCGAACCGTTTACATATCCCGTTCACGGCTTTCTTGCGCCAAGAATGGTGATTTTGAACGGTTCCCGGATTCGGCCATAGCGTATGCGTGGTATGTATGGGAAAAAGGATTCACCGGTGATTAAATGGTTCAACTGAAAGGATGGTTACACATGAACGATAGTATTTACCGCCGCTTTATTCCTATTGGGACACCTGAAGAAATGGACAGACTTAAATCCTTAATGGAGGAAAAAAGTCTGTCCCGTGAGGATTTGAAGCTGATTTTGGAAACGATCAAGCTAAATCCTGATATTTCATGGTGAGATTGTCCAGCAATGTTTTTAGGTCTGTCCAGTTGGAAATATCAAAGTGTTTTTCAACCATAGTTGCTGAAATCCCGTCACCGTTGGAAATATCCCAAACATAAACGCTGATAGGATGATTTTTCCGATGTGTACCAGAAATTTCAATATCATAGCGAGAATTGATCTTTCTGTATATGCAAAGTTCCAAATCAATTTCCTTCATGGAATATTCGGAGCCAAGAAATTTCAGCAACTCTTGTTGGTTTTTAGAAGCCATGCGAATTCACCCCCTTTCTGCCTTCTCATTATAGCACAAAAACAGGGGGTGAACAGATTTGAACGGGAGTTGAACGATATGGAAATCAAAGATAGTGGACAGCGCACCGAGTTTGAAACCGGGGCGGTTCGTGATATGCACACCGGCAAGGGCCGCATGGATTTATTGCCGTGGGAAGCCCTTGTGGAAGTTTCCAAGCATTGTGAAGAAGGGGCGCTGAAGTACGGGGAACGCAACTGTGAAAAGGGCATTCCCATTCATAGCCTGATTGATTCAGCCTTCCGCCACCTTGCCAAGTACATGATGGGGATGGAGGATGAACCCCACCTTCGGGCGGCGGCTTGGAACATCCTGTTTGCCCTTTACATGGAGATCAAGCACCCTGAACTTCAGGACATTCCCACCCGGATTGTGGAGCCGGTGGAATTTCCGTCACCTTGCCCCAAATGTCTGTATCAGCACAATAGGAAACAGCCGCCTTGTAATGTATGCGTCCACAAAAACCCGGAAGGAACCAAAGACTATTTCAAACCTGTTGAAAGTGAGGATGAATCCAAATGAAGATTATCAACGCCGATGTGGAATTTATCACCCCGATTGATGGGGCCGCAATCCTGAAACGCCTTGAACAGTGTGGGCGGGTTTGCTATAAGTCTGAAGCTAAAACCACCGACACCAGCGCCTCGGCATTCGTGGCCGGGATCATCAAACGGGGCCATGAAGCAGTTCTGGAACACTGTTCCTTCACGGTGAAGTTCATTTGTGATCGTGGGGTTTCCCATGAAATTGTTCGCCACCGGCTGGCTTCCTATTGTCAGGAAAGCACCCGCTATTGCAATTACAGCAAAGATGGGTTTGGGAATGAAATCACGGTGATTGAACCATATTTTTGGGAAAAGGACAGTATAGAGTACAATGAGTGGGCTAGTGCTTGTGAGATGGCAGAAAGCTACTATCTTTCTTTGATTGATCTAAAGGCTACCCCTCAGGAGGCTAGATCCGTACTTCCTAACAGCCTTAAAACTGAGGTAGTTATGACAGCTAACCTCAGAGAGTGGCGGCACTTCCTGAAGTTGCGCTGTTCCCCCGCCGCACACCCGCAGATGCGGGAAGTGGCCCTGATCCTTCTGGATAAAGTTCATTCCATGATCCCGGTTTGCTTTGATGATATTTGGAGTGAATACCATGAAGATATTCACAAAATCCTGAAGGAAGAAACCGGGATTACTATTGTTTCAGATGGGAGGTTGAAGGATCGTGGGAACTAAACCTTGGCAGAACCATGAAGGCTATTCTGACCCTACCGCCTATGAAGGGCTGAAGCCGATTATCCGGGAAGAAGATGAACAGCAGAAGCACCTAAACAATCTGATTTTTGTTCTGAAGTATATTATCCGCTTGGCCGGGTTTGAACTTTTGAACCGGATTGAAATCAAAGACCGTAAAACCGGGAGGGAATACCGATGAAAAATAAGCCATGCCCTTTCTGTGGGGCTGATTTGGTTCAGGAAAATCGGCTGAACCCGCTTGCAAAGAAATACGAGGATATTCCGTTCAGAACTTTTTATGTTCATCCTAAAAATGGTTGCTTCTTGGAAGCGTTGGCGTTGAGGGGTGAGCAGTTGAAGAAGTGGAACGCCCGGAACGCCTGAACAGGTGCTTCTTTAGTAGGGGTTGGAACAGCGGCCTTCAAGATATGTGGAATGATGTTGAAGGCCGTGAAACCCTTGCAAATACAGGCTTTTTTCTAAAATCCTTCAACATTCAACATTCAGCAGATTACTTCAAATAAATAATAATAAAAATAATAGTAATATGAAGAATGTAATAATAGTGAAGAATACCGTTTTGATCTTGAATGTTGAAGGAATTTCCGAAAACCCTTAATATACCGGCGTTTGATGTCCTTCAACATTTATTCCAGAAAGGATGTGTTACATAGTGAATGACAAAGAACTTTCCCAACGGGCGAAAGAATATTTTGCCCAAATCAGGAAAACAGACCGCTTGATCCAGCGGTTGACAGATACAGTTCACACCTTGCGTTCCAGCTTGACTTCCATCGGGTGTGAGCTGAAACCGGATAAGGTTCAGACTTCAGGGCCACAAGACACTTTAGGGGAAACGATTGTAAAAATCATGTCCCTTGAAGAAGATATTAACACCCGGATTGATGAGCTTGTTCAGCAAAAAACTGATGCCATGCACCGAATTCAGAATGTGCCTGACCAAGACCGGCAGAACATTTTGATTGCCCGGTATGTGAACGGGGAAAAATGGGAAAAAATTGCTGTTGAACTTAACTTTTCAATTGCCCAAATTTACCGGATTCACGGAGCCGCTTTACTTGATTTTATTAAAGAAAACCCGGATATTCTGAAAGATGATAGTAAAAGAGAGTGTGCTTCATGATATAATGGCATTGTAAAAATGCACCCTGACAAACGGGGTGCATTTTACTTTTTTAGAAGGGGGTGAATACCTTGACCACGAAACAGCAGAAATTTTGTGATGAATACCTGATCAGCGGCAATGCCACCGATGCGGCGATTAAGGCCGGGTATTCGCCTAAGACCGCAAAGCAGACAGGTTCGGAAAACCTCTCAAAACCTGACCTTCGGGCTTATATTGATGAACAACTTGACAAAATCCATTCCGCCAAGATTGCTGATGCCCAAGAAGTCCTTGAATACCTGACCGCTGTAATGCGGGGCCAACACACTGAACAGGTGTTGAAACTGGCCGGTGATGGTATTCAGACCGTGGCGGACATTGATGTTTCCGCCAAGGAACGCTTGAAGGCCGCTGAATTGATTGGCAAGCGTTATGCCCTGTTCAGTGACAAGATGGACTTGGGCGGCGCTGTCCCTGTGGTTATCATGGGGGATGATCAGCTTGAAGATTAGCCCCAATGCAAAAGTGATCCGCCTTCCTGGAGTGGTTGGCAAGGGTTACGCTACCTTCTGGAACTTCAAAGGCCGCTACCGGGTGTGCAAAGGGAGCCGGGCAAGCAAGAAATCCAAGACAACGGCCCTGAACATCATCAAACGGATGATGCAATACCCGGAAGCCAATACCCTTGTGGTTCGCAAGGTGTTTAGAACTCTGAAGGATTCCTGTTTCACGGAATTGAAGTGGGCAATCAACCGGCTGGGGGTTCAGGCATATTGGGAGATCAAAGAAAGCCCCCTTGAAATGACCTACACCCCCACCGGGCAGAAGATTTATTTCAGGGGTCTTGATGATCCCCTGAAGGTAACTTCCATCACCGTTGAAATCGGGTATCTGTGTTGGTGCTGGATTGAAGAAGCGTATGAAATCATGAATGAATCTGATTTTGATATGCTTGATGAATCCATCCGTGGCGCTATCCCACCTGAAACCGGCCTGTTCAAGCAAATCACCCTGACCTTCAACCCGTGGAATGAAAAGCATTGGATCAGGAAGCGGTTCTTTGGTGAGATCATCGGAAAGGATGCCCAAGGAAAGCCCACATACCGGTTCCATGATAGCTGGACTTCCCCGGATGGTCAGATATTCGCCACAACCACCAATTACCTGTGTAATGAATGGCTGGATGAAGCTGATCTGAAGGTGTTCAACACCATGAAGGAAAACAACCCCCGGCGCTACAAGGTGGCTGGCCTTGGTGGTTGGGGCATTGTGGATGGCCTGATCTATGAAAAATGGCGGGAAGAACTGTTCAACCCGACTGAAATCAGCGCCAAGGACGGTGTGAAATCTGCCTTCGGCCTTGACTTTGGTTATACCAATGACCCTACGGCGCTTTTCTGCGGCCTTGTCAGTACAGACGAAAAGATTATTTGGGTGTTTGATGAACTGTACAAAAAGGCTTTAACCAATAGCAAAATTGTTGAAAAAATTACGATCATGGGTTATGCCAAGGAACGGATTAAGGCTGATTCGGCTTCACCCAAAGATATTGATAATTTACGGGAATTGGGGCTTTATCGTATTCAACCTTCCCGAAAAGGTAACGACAGCGTAAATAATGGCATTCAGCACATTCAAGATTATACCATTATTATCCATCCCCGGTGTGCGAACTTTATTACTGAAATTTCAAACTACACTTGGGCCGAGGACAAATTCGGAATTAAGATCAATCGGCCTATTGATGATTTTAACCATCTAATGGACGCTATGCGGTATGCACTGGAAGATGTGCTAGTAGGTCCAACTTTTAGCTTTGAGTAACACGGTAGTAACAACAGGCCCCGGGAATCAAGTGTTTCCGGGGTTCTGTGTTTATTAAGCAATAAAAAGGGGTGAAAACGTGGAAGTGTTCATTAACGGCTATCCTTTCAGGATTGAATTTGTGGATGGGGATATTGATAAGATGAATCCTGATAAAAACCATTACAATTTAGGGCTTACAGAATATTGTGATGGCGTGATAAACATCCGCAAGGGGTTAAATTATCAAACCACTAGATCAACGGTTATCCATGAATTGGTTCACGCTTTCATTTTTGCCTTTGGCTATACCGTTGAAGGTGAAGAAGCTATGTGCGATTTTTTTGGCGCACAGGCAGATGTGATTTTACGCTTAGCCAATCAGATCATGGACAAGGGCGGTGATTGATAATGACAGAAATGGATCGAATCAATTGCCTAATTGTCCAAGGCAGGGGCATGACTGAACTTCAGTTCTTCGCCGCTGAAATCAAGGAATGGAAAGAAAGCAAGAAACGAAAGGAACAAATCACTGGTGATGCCTATTATGAAGGGGATCACGATATTCTTCATCGTCAGCGCACCATTATTGGCGCTGATGGGAAACTTCAGATAGTGAAGAACCTTCCCAATAATCGGTTGGTTGATAACCAATTTGCCTTAATGGTGGACCAAAAAACCAACTATCTTGTGGGCAAGCCCTTTTCCCTGACCTGTAAAAACAAGACCTATTCCGAATTTCTGAACAAGGTTTTTGATAAGCGGTTCAAGCGGCTTCTGAAGTATGTGTGTGAAGATGCCCTGAAGGGCGGGATTGGCTGGCTGTACCCCTATTATGGGGATGATGGCAAACTGGCCTTCAAACACTTCCCGGCCCATGAAATTCTCCCCTTCTGGGCGGACGATGATCACACTGTTCTTGATTGTGCTATCCGGCTTTACCCCCAAGAGGTTTGGAGCGGCTACACCAAGGAAATTGTGGAGCGGGTGGAAATCTTCAAACATGATGGGCTTTGGCGTTATGTGTATGATGGAACCACCCTGACCCCTGATGATCAGTTAGGGGAACATGAAAACTATTTCAGTGTTGATGATGGGGAAGAAACTGTTGAACTGAATTGGGAGCGGATTCCCCTGATCTCGTTCAAGTACAACAAACAGGAAATCCCCCTGATCCGCAGGGTGAAACCCCTTCAGGACGGTATCAATACCATGATTTCCGACTTTGAAAACAATATGCAAGAGGACGCACGGAACACCATTCTAGTTCTGAAGAACTATGACGGTGAAAACCTTGGAGAGTTCCGCCACAACCTTGCGACCTTCGGAGCCGTGAAAGTTCGGGATGATGGCGGGGTGGAAACCCTGACCGTGGAAGTCAATGCCGAAAATTTCAATTCCATTCTGAAGCTGTTCAAGGATAAGCTGATTGAAAATGCCCGTGGCTACAATGCCAAGGATGACCGCATGGGCAACAACCCCAATCAGATGAATATTCAATCCATGTATTCTGATATTGACCTTGACGCAAACGGGATGGACACCGAGTTTCAAGCGGCCTTTGATGATCTTCTGTGGTTTATCAATCAGGATTTCGCCAACACTGGCCGGGGCGATTTTGAGGAAGAAGAAATCACCATTGTTTTCAACCGGGATACGCCGGTGAATGAAAGTGAAGCAATTGAAAATTGTGGGAAGTCCGTTGGTATTCTGTCCAATGAAACTATTGTGACACAACACCCGTGGACAACGGATGTGGAATTGGAACTGGCCCGGTTGAAGAAGGAAAAGGAAGAAGCTATGGAACAAGCCCAAGAATATTCCGGGGCTTTCGGAGCCGGGAACAAACAGAATGAAGGCGTGGGTGGGGATGAATAATCCGTTGCCGCAAGGGGTTTTGCCCCCCCTTGACCCATTGGTTCGATTCCAACCATCCCAGCCATTTTTACAGAAAGGGGAACGGCCCATGAGAAATGCGGAGTATTGGCGGGGCCGCTTTTCCATTCTGGAAGAAAACGCCCACAAACAAAGTGATCAATACCTTCAGAGCCTTGAAGAAATGTTCATGGATGCCCAAAGAACGGTTCAAGTTGATATTGAACGGTGGTATGGGCGCTTTACTACCAACAACGGGATCAGCCTGATGGAAGCCCGGAAGATGTTGACCACCGGACAGCTTGAAGAATTTCATTGGACGGTTGAACAGTACATTAAAGCTGGACAGCAAAACAACCTTTCCGCTGAATGGCTGAAGAAACTAGAAAATGCTTCTGCCAAGTTCCATGTTTCCCGGTTGGAAGGCATTCAACTTCAAATTCAACAACAGATTGAACTTCTGTATGGGAACCAGCTTGACGGGGTGGATTCCCTTCTGAAGCAAATTGTTTCGGATGGGTATACCCACACGGCCTTTGAGGTTCAGAAAGGCGTGGGCCTTGGCTGGGACATTACCGGCCTGAACCAGAAGAAACTTGAAACCTTGCTTTCAAAGCCTTGGACTACTGACGGAAGAACCTTCAGTGATCGGATTTGGTTGAAGAAGCGGGAATTAGTGGGGACTATTCATAAGGAATTGACACAGGGACTTTTGAGGGGTGACAGCCCCCAGAAGATCACGGATGCAATTAAGAGCCGGTTCAAGGTTTCCCGCTATCAGGCGGGGCGGTTGGTTCATACTGAAACCACTTATTTCAACGCCATTTCCACCAAACAGGTTTATCAGGATTTGGGGGTTCAATGCGTTGAAATCCTTGAAACGCTGGATTCCCATACTTGCCCATTGTGTCAACCCCTTGACGGCACGGTGATTTCGCTGGCCCAATATGAACCGGGGGTGACTGTCCCGCCGTTTCATCCATCGTGCCGCGGTACAACTTGCCCACACTATGACGATATGGACGGTGAAAGAGCCGCCCGCACCGCTGATGGGGAAGTTTACTATGTCCCGGCCGATATGACCTTCACCCAATGGAAGAAGGCTTTTGTGGATGGCATGAAGGATGGTTTGACGGTTGCCACCGTGGGCGCTATAATGAAGGCAAAGAGGGAGTTGGAACCCCTTAAATCTGAAATGTTTCCTGATTATCTGACTGATAAAAAGGAACGAAAAAACACCCAAGCCTTAATTGATTATGTAAACGGGTGTGAAAATGCTGATCCTGATGTGGTTGCCCTTTATTCCAAAATGGGCGCTATGGAGAACATCAAGGCCAATGGGATTCCCATGAAGGTTTCCCACGGAAAAAATCATGCCGTTAATTACCGCTATTATCTCCGAAATGATCAGCTTGCGGAAGCTGAATTGATTATTCCCAAGCTGACCGGGGATGATCTTACCGGCCAAGTGGTTACGACCTTGCATGAGGAAATGCACCTGATGGATATGTTCAACCGGTCAGACCCGGCAAAGTATTCAGGTTGGTTCAGTTCCAGCCATGCCAAGTTAAGCTCCTTTTTCCAGAAAGCCAACACCGATATTGCGGATGATATTGATTCCCTTTTTGAAGCCTTCGATAAGGAATGCAAGCGTATTACGGCGGAAATCAATGCTGAATTGAGAACCGCCACTTCTGCCTTGACGGATCAATACTATGCAAGATCCATTTCTTATTCCGACTACAAAAAAGCCTTCAATAAGCTGAAGCGTGAAGCAAGTGAACAAATTGATTACCAATGCCGAAACGCTATGGGCGGCGGTATCAGTTTCCTTGAAGATATTTACGATGCTCTTTCCGGTGGTTCTGCCCGTGACGCTGGCCTTGTGCGATATGGTCACGGTTCCAAATATTACCGGGATATTGGGAAACGGGCGGAAGAAACCCTTGCCAATTATGGCGCTTTGTCGGTTGTCCGTCCTGACCTGATAGAAATGCTTCGTAAGGATAAACCGGAGTTGGTAGAAGCCTTGGAAGAAGTCGTTCAGGATATGTTAAAGAAAGCGGGTGGTTAATATGACACGGGAAGAAAAGCTGATGAAGGTTCATGCGCTGTTGGCTGAAGTTTCTGATGTTCTGGTTGACCGCTTCTTTGATGTGGACAGTGAAGAACTTCTTGATGAAAAAATTGAAGTTCTTACTTCCCTAAAGGATGGAAAGACCCCTGAACAAATTCCAAAATATTATTCCATCCTTGAAAACTTTGAACCGGATCAACATTGGGACTGATCCACTATATTGTTGAATGACCACCCCGGCCCTTGGCCGGTGGTGGTTTTTTCATACCCATTCGCCCCTTTCCCGGTTTGGGCGGTAAAGTGAGCCGGGGGAAATCGTGGTTCCTACCCACGGTAAAAAAGGATTTTGTAATGGAGGTATCACACTATGACGAAAGAAAAGCTGATGGAATGGGGCTTGACCGAGGAACAGGCCAACAAGGTTATGGAAGGGCTGAACGGTTCTTTTGTGACCAAGGCCCGCTTCAATGAAGTGAACGAGGAAAACAAGACCCTGAAGGCCCAAGTTTCTGAACGGGATGGACAGATTGAAACCTTGAAGAAATCCGCTGGCGATAACACGGAACTTCAGAGCCAAATCACCGCCCTTCAGGAAGCCAACAAGCAGAAGGACAAGGATCACGCCAATGAAATCAAGGCCCTGAAGATTTCCAATGCCGTTGATATGGCTCTTGCCAATGCCAAGGCTAAGAACAACACCGCTGTAAAGGCGCTGTTGGCAGAGTTCTTGGGTAAGGCGGAACTGGCCGATGATGGCACGGTGAAAGGGCTGGATGATGAAATTGGCAAGCTGACCAAGGGCGAGGACACCGCTTTTCTTTTCGACACCACCGCCAAGGCCAAGTTCAAAGGGGCCAAGGCCGCTGAAAAGAGTGATCCCCACAATCAGCCCACCGGGGATGATCTTTCCAAAATGTCTTACGATGAACTTTGCAAGTACATGGAAGAAAACCCTGATGCGGTATTGGAGTAAGCCGCAAACAATTTGACCACATAGAAAGGATGTTTGAACAATGGCAAACAGCAAGTTTGATGCAAAGTCTTTCAACCCTGAAGCCTTCAAGTATATGGTTGGCCGTGTGCCTAACCTTACTTTGAATGCCCTGAAGAAATCCCGTGCGCTGGCTGGGAACCCGGACATTCGGGATGTATTTACCAGTCAGAACGGCACCGCTTACGCCCGTCTTGCCATGCGTGGCCTGTTGGATGGTGATGCGGTGAACTATGACGGTGAAACCAACATTACCGCCACTTCCACCAAGACCTTTGAACAGGGCATGGTGGTGGTTGGCCGTGCCAAGGCGTGGACGGAAAAGGATTTCAGCTATGATATTACCGGTGGAGTTGACTTCATGGGTAATATTTCTGCCCAAGTTGCCGAATACAAGGACACCTTGGATCAGAAAACCCTTCTTTCCATCCTGAAGGGTGTTTTTGCTATGCTCACTACCGATGCCAAGAACAAAGAGTTTGTGGAGAAGCACAGCACCACGATCTATGGCAATATGGATGCTACTACCCTGAATTCTGCTGTGAACAAGGCTTGTGGAGCCAATAAGCAGAAGTTTTCTTTGGTGTTCATGCACAGTGATGTTGCCACCAACCTTGAAAACATGAAGCTGTTGGAGTTCATGAAGCAGACGGACGGGGATGGCATTCAGAAGGATTTGACGCTTGCCACTTGGAATGGTCGTACCGTGGTCGTGGACGATGATCTTCCCGCTGTGACTGGCTATGCCGATGCTACCGCAGACACCCCCGGCGCTTTGGTGATCAAGGCTTCCGGTGCTTCCGGTGCTTCTGAAATTGATCTTGCCAAAGCTACCCCCTATTTTGGCACCCGCACCCTTGCCGCTGATATGTATGTGGTTCCCGCTACGCAGTACACCACCTTCATCATGGGCAACGGCGCTATCTCCTATGAAGATATTGGGGCCAAGGTTCCTTATGAAATGGCCCGTGATCCCAAGACCAACGGTGGTGTTGATACCCTGTATATGCGTCAGCGCAAGGTGTTCAGCCCCTTCGGTATCAGCTATGAGAAGAAAACCCAAGCCAAGCTGTCCCCCACTGATGCCGAACTGGAAAATGGTCAGAACTGGACGCTGGTTCACAGCGGGGAAAGCACCGCTTCTCAGCGCACCTATATCAACCACAAGGCCATTCCCATTGCTCGGATTCAGTCTTTGGGGTGATGGAATGGTGGTGATTCCCGTTGCGTGATCAAGTGATTTCCATGCTTACGGCCCTTGGCGTAACGTGGGTGGTTGGTGATCCGCTGTTGGATATTCTTCTTCAGAATGTTCAACAGCGGATTCTTAGCAAGACCAATCAATCTGTGATCCCGGAAGGGTTGGAAAGCGTGGCTGTTTATATGGCCGTGGGTGAATACCTGAACATGAAAAAAACCGTTGGACAACTGACAGGGTTTGATTTGGATGCGGCAATCAAGCAAATTCAAGAGGGTGACACCAATACTGTATTTGCAATCGGTGAAGGGAGCCTGACACCGGAACAGCGGTTGAATGGGCTGATTGATTATCTGATCAATGGCCGTTCCGATGAACTGTACCGGTTCAGGAAGTTGGTATGGTAAACGCCCAGCGCAAAGCCCTTGAACGGCTTTGGAAGGATCGCTGTACGGTATATCACCGGGTAAAGGTGAAAGACCCTATCAGCAAACTTACTGATTCTAAAGAAATGCCGCTTCTTCAGGATCAGCCCTGTAAACTGTCTTTTGAAACCCTATCTTCAACGGATGGTGATCATGTTTCCAAGGTGGCCCAAACCGTGAAGCTGTTCTTATCCCCTGATGTGGAAATCCCCGCTGGTTGCAAAATCGTTGTGACACGGTTCAACAATCTTGAACGGAAGTTCACCTATTCTAAAAGCGGTGAAGCCGGGGTTTTTACAAACCATCAAGAAATCCAGTTAGAGCCGTGGAAGGGGTATGCCTGATGGCTAAATGGGGCAAATGCGATTTCAAGGAACTTGAACGGTTGAATGAACGCCTTGAACAACTTTCTTCTGTGGATTTCGATACCTTTTGCCGGGAAGCGGCCAATGAGATTGCCGCACGGCTTTTGGCAAAGGTGAAGAAAAGAACCCCCGTTGGGGTGATTCCCAAATTTGACGAACCCAAAACGGTGAAGGTTCAGGGGGCAAGTGGAAAAAGCAAAACCTTCTTAACCCGATCCGGGGCCATTCGTGATAAGTATTGGTCAGGGTATAAGGGCGGCACCCTTCGGGACGCTTGGACAATCCTTCCCGTTGAAAAGCACGGAGATCAATACCTTGTCACGGTGGTAAACAACACCGAATATGCAAGCTATGTGGAATACGGCCACCGGCAGACACCGGGAAGATATGTTCCGGCATTGGGAAAGCGCCTGAAGGCAAGTTGGGTGAAGGGGCGGTTCATGCTGACCATATCCGCCCAAGAACTTGAAACGCAAGCCCCAATATTGTTGCAACAGAAATTGTATTTGTTCTTGAAAGAGGTGTTCTGATGCTGAATGAAGTAATCAAAGGAATTTCAATGGCGCTGAACACCGCCTTTGGGGATGAATATGAAATCCGCCAAAATGATGTTGAACAGGGCTTGGTGAATGGCAGTTTCTTCATTCAGGTTTTGAAACCGGAACTTACCCCATTGCTGGGGCGGCGTTCCATGAAGCGAAACCCTTTTGATGTAATGTACTTCCCCAAGGCACCCGGAAATAATGCGGAAATGTTCACCGTTGCGGAAACGCTGATGGAGTGTTTGACACAGATCAGCCTTCCCAACGGTGATCTTTTGCGTGGAACTGGGATGAATTATGAAGTGGTGGATGATGTTCTTCATTTCATGGTGAACTTCAATCTTCCGCTGATTCGGCCCTATGAAGAACCTTATATGGAAACTTTGGATACCGATGTTGGAACGGTGGGAGGGGGTAAATAATGGCTACCAGCACGAAAGCGAGAAAACCCAAAGCGAAAGAGGCGGCCCCGCCTGTTTCTAATGTCCCGGTTTTCGCCAAAAGAAATATCCTGACCTTCAGGCAATACGCCAACAGGCGTGATCTTCTGTATGTTTTGCTGAAGGACGGGGAGGAATACACAATGGAGCAGGTGGACAGCTTGCTTCAAAACTTTTTCAAGAAAGGTAAGGTGAATTGATATGGCCCTTGGCGGCGGCACTTTTTTGACGCAGAACAAGATTCTGCCCGGTGCATATATCAGCTTTATTTCGGTTGCGAAAGCAAGCGCCACCCTCTCTGATCGTGGTATTGCAACCATCCCCCTTGAAATGAATTGGGGGCCTGAAGGTGAGGTTATCACCGTGGAACTTGGGGACTTCCAGAAGAATTCCCAAAAGATTTTCGGCTATGCGTACACGGCGGATGAACTGAAGCCCATGCGTGAGATTTTCAAACACGCCAAGACGGTTCACTTCTTCCGTCTGAACAGTTCTGGTGTAAAGGCTTCTTGTGAATATGCAACGGCCAAATGCCCCGGCACCCGTGGCAATGATCTTCGCATTGTCATTGAGGAAAATGAAAACAGTCAGCCGGAAAGCAAACTGTATGATGTTGCCACTTTCCTTGGCACTGTCCAAGTGGATCAGCAGAAGGCCATTTCTAAAATGACTGACCTGAAGCCCAATGATTATGTGGACTTCAAAACAGAAGGAAGCCTTGCTGTGACCGCTTCCACCCCTCTGACCAGCGGCACCAATGGAAGTGTGGAGGATGCGGCTTATCAAACCTATCTGGATAAGATGGAAGCCTATACCTTCAACGCTATGGGTTGCCCGTCCAACAAATCTACCATTGCTGAACTGTTTGCCGCCTTCTGTAAGCGTATGCGGGATGATGCTGGCAAAAAGTTTCAGGTGGTGTGCTTCCGCAATCTGGCCGACTATGAAGGTGTTGTGAGCGTGAAGAACACCATTGTGGGGCAAACCGATGATCCCGCCCTGATCCCTTGGGCAACCGGCGTGGTGGCTGGAACCGCTGTGAGCAAGTCTGCAACCAACATGGATTATGACGGGGAATATTCCGTTGATACTGATTACACCCAAACCGAGTTGGAAAACGGTATCAAAGAAGGTTCCTTCATGTTCCATCAGGTGGATGAAAAGGTTGTTGTTCTTGAAGATATTAACAGCTTCATTTCCATCACGGATGAAAAATCCAGCGATTTTTCCAGCAACCAGACCATCCGGGTTTTGGATCAGATCGCCAATGATATTGCGGTTCTGTTTGGCAAGAAGTACATTGGCAAAGTTCCCAATGATGCTTCTGGCCGTGTGAGCCTGTGGAACGATATTGTGAAGCACCACATGGAACTTCAGAATATCCGTGCCATTGAGAACTTCAACCCGGATAATGTGACGGTGGTTCAGGGTGATACCAAGAAGGCCGTTGTGGTGACGGACTATGTTACCCCGGTTAACGCTATGGCCCAGCTTTATATGACCGTCTATGTTCAGTAAGAAAGGGGTGTAAAAGACGATGGCGAATACTGTAATGAACGCTAAAGATGCCATTTCCGGTTCCTTGGCTGAATGCTTTGTTACCATTGAGGACAACCGTTACAATTTCATGCAGGCTATCAACCTTGAAGCCAACTTCGAGAAAAACAAGACGGAAGTTCCCATTTTGGGCAAGCCCGGTAAGGGCAATAAAGCCACTGGCTGGAAGGGTACGGGTTCCGCAACCTTCCACTTCAATACTTCCATCTTCCGTAACCTGTTGAAGCGTTACAAGGACACCGGCGAGGATGTTTATTTTGACATTCAGGTGACTAATGAAGATCCCACTTCTTCCGTGGGCCGTCAAACCGTGATCCTGAAGGATTGCAACATGGATGGCGGCTTGCTTGCCAAGTTCGATGCCGATGCAGAATACTTGGATGAAGATATGGATTTCACCTTTGAAGATTTCGAGATGCCCGAAACCTTCACCATGCTTGCCGGGATGGAGTAACACTTTCAAAACCCGCCCCATTTTGCTAATGTGGACATTTTTTATAATCACAAAATAGGAGGATTTATCAATGAGCCTGACTGCTTTTCTGGCGAAAAACGCCCTGAAGGTTGAGAACGTGGGGTTTGTCCCTTCCAAGCGGTTTGTGGATGAAAATACTAAGAAGCCTATGGAATGGGAGATCCAGGCTATCACCGGCACCGAGGATGAAGCCCTTCGGAAAGCCTGTGCCAAGCGGGTTCCTGTTCCCGGCAAGAAGAACCAGTATCAGAAGGAAACCGACTATGATATGTACCTTGGGAAGCTGGCTGTGGCCTGTACGGTGTTCCCTGACCTGAACAACAAAGAACTTCAGGACAGCTACAAGGTTATGGGCGCTGAAGCCCTTTTGAAGACCATGCTGACCCCTGGCGAGTATGCTGACTATCTGCAAAAAGTTCAGGAGGTTTGCGGGTTTGAAACCACCCTTCAGGACGAGGTGGACGAGGCAAAAAACTAATTGAAGAAGGTGATAGTGAAGCAAATATCGCTTACTATTGCCTTCACGAACTGCATTTGACACCTTCCCAATTTTTCAACCTTGATCGTCAAGAACGGGCCTTTATCATTGCCGCTATTGATATTCGGGTTGAACGGGAAAAGAAGAAGCAGAAAGAAATTGAACGGAAACAGCGCCGAGGTCGCAGGAAATAACTGCTGGCCTCGGTTTTCTTGTGGAAAGAAGGTGAAGCCCCTTGGCAACCATCCGAACTGCCATCGCCCTGTATGATGGCGTAACTTCCCCGCTGAAATCCATGCACAAGGCCATGAACATTGTGTTGAATAGCTTTGAAGCCATGCAACGGGCTTCGGGTAATTCCGTGGACACTTCAGCCATTCGGGAAGCCCGTGAAGAACTGGCAAGAGCCGGGGCTGCTTTCGATTCCATTGAACAAAATATCCGGGATGCCAATGATCAACAGCAACGCTTCAATCATTCTATCCGGGGCGGCACTTCCGCCGCTGATGGGTTGCGGCAGAAAATGAAGGGGATCGCCGCCACCGTTGGCGGTATGATTGGCCTGAAACAAGCCCTTGGGACTTCTGACCAACTAACCCAAACCAACGCCCGGTTGAACAATGCCCTGATTAAATTTAACGATGGGGGCAGTATTGAAGAACTGGAAGCAAAGGTTATGGCTTCCGCCCAACGATCCAGAGCCTATTACATGGACACCGCCGCCGCTGTTGCCAAGTTGGGTATAAACGCAAGGGACGCATTCACCAATATGGATGAAGTAATTGCTTTTTCCGAATTGGTGAACAAGTCTTTTGTTATCGGTGGTGCTGGTGTCCAAGAGCAATCCGCCGCAATGCTTCAGCTTACCCAAGCAATGGCTTCCGGTGTTCTTCGTGGTGAAGAACTAAACAGCGTATTTGAACAGGCCCCCGGAATTATCCAGAGCATAGCAGATTACTTGGATGTTTCCATTGGTGAAATCCGGGCTATGGCCGCAGAAGGTCAACTGACCGCTGATGTAGTGAAAAACGCTATGTTTGCTGCGGCGGATGACATTGAAACCAGGTTTTCAAATATGCCCAAGACTTGGGCGCAGATTTGGACAGGGATGAAGAACAAGGCCCTGTCCATCTTTGCCCCGATTCTGAACAAGCTGAACCAGATTGCCAACAGTTCCAAGTTTGAAACTGTGTCTAATGGTGTAATTGGGGCGCTGGCGGCTATTGCTTCTGTGGCTACGGTGGTTCTTGATCTGTTGATCACCGGCGCTTCTTGGGTGGTTGATAATTGGGGCTGGATTGCCCCAATCGTTTTGGGTGTAGCTGGCGCTTATATCGTTCTGCATGGTGCCGTGATTGCCTATAACGCCGTTCAAACGATTGGCAACACCCTTGCCAAAATTTCTACAGCCCGATCCGCTATTAAATCTGGCTTGACCCTTGCTGAAGCGGCGGCAACTACCACGGCCACCGGCGCACAGGTGGGGTTGAATGCCGCTTTGCTGGCCTGCCCTATCACTTGGATCATCATCGGTATCATTGCGCTAATCGCCCTGTTCTATGCGGCTGTGGCGGCGGTCAATCATTTTGCCGGTACAAGCGTTTCCGCCACGGGCATTATCTGTGGTGCTTTTATGGCGGCGCTGGCCGTCATTGGAAACATCTTCGTGGCCTTGTGGAACTTGGTTGTGGATGTGTTTGTGATGATTTATAACCTTGTGGCTACGGTTGCAAACTTCATCGGTAATGTGTTCAATGATCCGGTGGGGGCCGTTTGCCGCCTGTTCTTTGATTTGGCGGACACGGTTCTTTCCGTGCTTCAGGCGCTTGCTTCTGCCATTGATGCTATCTTTGGTTCCAATCTTTCCGGTGCGGTTCAGGGATGGCGGGATTCCCTTGGCGGTTGGGTGAATTCCACCTTTGGTAAGGGAACTGAAGTGATGGCGAAAATGAGCGCCGATGATATGAAATTGGGCCGCTTCGAGTATGGAGCCGCTTTTGATATGGGCTATGAGTTCGGCCAAGGCGTGGAAGATACCGTGGGCGGCTTGTTCGACTTTTCCGCAATGGACAGCTTGGGTGCTGATACGCTGGACGCTTTCAACCTTGGCAACACCCTTGATGGTATCTACGGACGTGCTGGCGACACTGCCGCTAACACGGCTGCCACCGCTGATGCTTTGGACATCGCTGAAGAGGATCTAGCCTATCTTCGCGACATTGCGGAGCGGGAGGCTATCAACAGATTTACAACCGCTGAAATCAGCGTTGATATGTCCGGGATGCAGAACAACATTTCTAATGGAATGGATTTGGATGGCGTTATATCCGGGCTGACAGAAGGAGTAAACGAGGCGATTGATAGTATGGCGGAAGGAGTACACACATAATGAAAAGTGGATACGAATTCTATTTGGGGAAATATATGTTGCCGGTTACGCCCCAAAAGCTTGAAATCAAAATCAATAATGCTAATGAAACGGTGACGCTGATAAATGAAGGGGAAATTAACATTCTAAAAACCGCAGCACTTACGGACATTGAATTTGAATGTGAAATCCCACAGGTGAAACAGCCCTATGCAGTCTATAAATCAGGCTTTCAGGGGGCTTCCTATTTCCTTAGTTACTTTGAAGGGCTGAAAACTTCCAAACAGCCCTTTCAATTCTTGGTATCAAGAACAATGCCGAATGGCAAGGTGCTTTTTTCCACGAATATCAAAGTTTCAATGGAAGATTACAAGATCACAGAGGACGCAAAGAATGGGTTTGATCTGAAAGTAAAGATTTCCTTGAAGCAATATCGAGAGTACAGTACAAAGACAGTAAATATTAACATGCAAGCGTCTAAGCCAAAGGCTGTTGTACAGCAGGCACGCCCTGCAAACCCGCCAAAGAAAACGGGATATGCGGTGGGCGACATTGTAAATTTCCACGGTGGAACACATTATTATAGCTCTTATGCGGGCGCAAAAGGATATCCCGCGCGAGAGGGCAAGGCCAAAATCACGATTGCAAACGGTTCAGGGAAAGCCCATCCGTGGCACTTAATTCATACCGATTCGGGTTCAAATGTTTATGGGTGGGTAGACGATGGAACATTTGATTAAGGGGGTGCCCCAATGAATGTCGAACTATTGATTGCAGATCCTTCCGGCAGCAAGGCATACTTGCCGATTGTGGAAGAAGGAATTGAATGGACTACTGAAAGAAGAAGCGCCCCCGGTAAGCTAACCTTCAAAGTGGTAAAGGACGGCATAATTGATTTTCAAGAGGGCGCAGCGGTGCGCCTGAAAGTGGACGGGAAAGGGGTTTTCTTTGGATTTGTGTTCAGCAAAAAGCGAGACAAGGATCAGATTATCACTGTCACCGCCTACGATCAGTTGCGTTACCTAAATAACAAAGATACTTACGTTTATGAGAATAAAACCGCAGCACAGTTTATCAAGATGATTGCAGAGGATTTTTCTTTGAATGTGGGGACTATTGAAGATACCCCGTTTGTAATTGCTTCAAGGGTTGAAGATAACACTTCCCTTTTCGACATGATAGAAAATGCCCTTGATTTGGAATTGCAAAACAACGGGAATATGTTCATTCTGTATGATGATTTTGGAAGGCTTACGTTGAAATTCCTTGGAAATATGTATGTTGGGGATAATTCTTCCGGGTATCTGATGATTGATGAAGAAACCGGGGAAAACTTTGACTACACTTCCAGCATTGACAGTGACACCTACAATAAAGTGAAACTGACCTATGACAATGACGCAACAGGAAAGAGGGAAGTCTACATTGCTCAGGATTCAAGCCATATGAACGCATGGGGCGTATTGCAGTATTTTGACACGCTGCAAAAAGGCGAAAACGGGCAAGCAAAAGCCGATGCCCTGTTGCAACTTTACAATAAGAAAACCCGTAACCTGAAAATCAGCAATGCTTTAGGTGATACCCGTGTAAGAGCCGGAAGCATGGTAGTTGTCAATCTTGATTTGGGTGATATGAAGCTGAAAAGCTTCATGCTGGTTGAAAAGGTTACACACAAGTTCAATCTTGATGAACACTCTATGGATTTGATACTTAGAGGGGGTGAATTCGTTGCCTGACGCAACCGAATTAGCAAAAGTAATTAAGAAAGCGGCAAGCAAAGCGATAAAGGCGGAAAAGCCCGTTGAAGTTTGCTTCGGCAAAGTGACAAGTGTATCCCCGTTGCAAATATTAGTGGATCAAAAATTTACGCTTGGGGCAGCGCAGCTTGTCCTTACACGCAATGTGACGGATTTCAAAACCATGATAACAGGCGGAAACAATCAAAATTATTACTATGTTGGAACACCGCCCAATACTTCAACGGTTCCTGTCGATCCGCTACACAAGCACGCCTTAGGAGAAATTGAAATCACTGTTCATAATGGGTTGGTTGTCGGTGATGAAGTAATCCTTATCAGGCAGCAGGGCGGGCAAAAATATGTTGTGGTGGATAAAATCGGATGATTCCTTCAACTACGGAATTTTTTAAACAAGATTTTGAATTTGAAGAACAACCAACCTACACTTATAAAATGAATTTAGATACCGGAACTATCCGTGGCTATACAGACGGGCAGGAAGCCATGAAACAGGCAATATATAAAATCCTGAACACGGAACGATACCAATATGTGATGTATTCGTGGAACTACGGGATTGAATTGCTTGATTTATACGGTGAACCCATTTCTTATGTTTGCCCCGAATTGGAACGCAGAATCACGGAGGCTCTGACTTGGGATGAACGAATTAAAAGTGTCAACAACTTTGAATTTGATGTGATCGGAAAGGGTGCGATTCACGTATCTTTTGTGGCACACACCGTATTTGGCGAAGTACAAGCAGAAACGAAGGTGAATTTCTAAATGTATAACGTGACCTATGAAGAAATCCTTGATCGGATGCTTTCACGGGTATCTGATAAATTTGACAAGCGGGAAGGTTCGGTTATCTTTGACACCCATTCCCCCACAGCCCTTGAATTGCAGCTGTTGTATGTAGAATTAAACACCATTTTATCAGAAGCATACGGTGACACCGCTTCTCGTGAATATCTGATTAAGCGTTGTGCGGAAAGAGGAATTACACCCCACGAAGCAACACACGCTGTTTTGAAGGGGGAATTTACCCCAACCACCATTGATTTAACTGGAAGGCGGTTCAATATCGGTTCAATGAATTTCACTGCACTTGAAAAAATCACTGATGGTGAATATCAAATGCAATGCGAAACTCCCGGTGTTATAGGAAATCAGTATTTAGGATCAATGGTTCCCATTGAATACATTGAAGGGCTTGAAACTGCAAAACTTACGGAAGTATTGATTCCTGGTGAGGATAGAGAAGATACAGAAGATTTGCGAACCCGCTATTTCAACTCCTTTAACGCACAAGCTTTTGGCGGCAATGTTCAAGATTACCTCGAAAAAACAAATGCAATTCCGGGCGTTGGAAGCACAAAAGTAACAAGGGTTTGGAATGCCGATATTTCCCCGGCTGAAATGATGCCGGATCCAACTGTTCAAAGTTGGTTTGAAAGTTTTATTAAAACAAGCGGGCTAAATGAAAACGTGAAGAATTGGCTTTCCTCTGTTTATGAAGCAGGAAAAGCAAAAAAGCTGACAACCGGGGGGACAGTGCTTTTAACAATCCTAGATTCAGATTTTGGGGTTGCTTCTGATACCTTGGTTCAGACAGTACAAGAAACCATTGATCCAAGCGAAAATGCGGGTGAAGGCTTTGGAATCGCCCCTATCGGCCATATTGTTTCGGTAGAAACCGCTGTTCAGGTTACAGTTATAGTAAAAACCAACATCACCTTTGACACCGGGTACGGTTGGGACAATTTGCAAAATTCTATTGATGCCGTAATTTCAGATTATCTCCTTGAGTTACGGAAAAGTTGGGCTGATGTCGCTTTTTTGGTGGTTCGCATCTCACAGATTGAAACCCGTTTGCTTGGAATTAAGGGGATTGTTGATGTTGAAAACACAAAAATTAACGGGGCTTCTGAAAATCTGACTTTGGAAAAATATGAAGTTCCGGTGTTTGGGGGTGCAAGTGCATGATAAGAGAAGTTGACCTTGTTTCATATTTACCTCCGTTTATGGCTGAATTCAAAGAAATTGTGGCAACGCTAGAAGCGGAAAACCCGGAATTCGTGCTCGTTTGGGAAGCGGCTGATCGAGTTTTACAAAATGAATTCATTGAAACATCAGATGAATACGGGATTTCCCGCTGGGAAAGGATTTTAGGGGCCTTCCCCAAAACTACAGATACGCTAGAAAATCGCCGGTTTCACGTCATGAGTCGGATAAATGAAACGCGCCCATTCACTATTCCACAGTTAAAAAATATCCTTCAAACTCTGTGTGGAAAAAATAATTATTCTGTTAAAGTCTCAGAATGCACCCTGATCATCAGAATAGGATTACCGTCTAAAAATAATTTCAATGACGTGGAAGCCTTAATTGAAAAGATATCACCTGCCAACATGGTGATCGATCTATCGTTGGCGTATAACCAACACCAGTCACTGCAAACCATGACGCACGCCCAGTTGGCGGCAATGACGCACTATGAAATCCGCAATGAAATCATGAAAGGATGATCTATATGACGGAAACAGGAAACCTCCATCTCAAAAAGCCATCCCAAGAAGATTTTTACAGCGTGGATGATTTTAATTTAAACTCCGACCTGCTCGACGCGAAGATAGGGGATATGGCGACACAATTAGCCCACAAAGTAGATACCAACGAGGTAGCCCAACCGGGCGGCATCGCCACCCTCGACAGCAGCGGCAAGCTTGCGCAGATGCCCACGGCGGCGGATGTGGGGGCGATCAAGCTGTGCTGGTCTGATCTCATCAATGAGACAACGGCAACGCCCAACAAATACAATTTTGACGATTACATCACGCCGGGGGATGTCGTGTCCGTCGATAATTATGCAGGTGCACAATCTATCGCCAACATCCCCGAGGCCGTCCCCGGTAAGCTGTATGTGTTGCCCCTGCGCACGGATGATCAAGAACGTAACGATCTCATGCAGGAATATCACACCGTGACGGGCAATGTATGGTGTCGCCCACGCTATTATTATAGCGGTAACACATGGAGTGCATGGGGGACATCGGCCAATTGTACCCGCGTGGATAGCGGGGTGTACATTGACCTACCCGGTGGGATGCATATTTGCGTTGGATCACAGACTTATACCAAAGTGGAGATCAACAACCAGACTAACGCTGGATGCTATGTCAGTGGCCGATTGTACTTCAACGGATTCCCTAAACAATACCGCTATGCCCCTCGATGCTTGATATCACTCTCCGTTGGCAGCAACGGCCCGTATTGGCTATCCGTTGACAGCAACGGGCCTTCTACGGCTCGTCCACAAGGGTTTCTACTCGCATCGACGATTGGGATAACCGTAGCCACTGTTACCTTATCCTATTTTGCGATTGGCATATCTTAAATTAAGGAGGTCTGATTATGTCCATCAAAACCGTTCAGGCCGTTATCGACGGCCAGACGTATCCGCTCACCCTGTCGGAGGACGGGTATTATGTTCTGGCGGGCACCGCGCCCGCCTTATCCTCTGCCAACGAGCTGGGCAGCTACTATGGCGTGCAGATTATCGCCACGGACGAGGCAGGTAATGAGACCACGATCAACCAGGAGGACGGGACGTGGGGCGAGCAGCTGCGAT